GGTATGACCTGAGATGACATTCTTTCCATGCCTACGAGCCGCTTCTAGGGCTGATAAGCCCCCTTGTGGCTTGATGGGTGTGTGGTCTCCATGTACTGCAATCCAGTTAGGTGCAATAGGCATAGGATTCTTATGAAAGGTAATCCCTAACTCATCGAACTTCATAAACTTCTCAAAGCGTAGCTCTGGCAAAGCACCGAACGCTGGGACTTTAGCCATGATGATGTTGTATAGGCGATCTGTGTGATTGCTACGGATGCAGTCTGTTACGCCTAACTCCCAAAGAAGCTGCACAGCCTCGTTACGATCATCATCTAGGGTCTGGGCATAAGAGCCCATGCGCCCTTCTTCCCACTTGCTGATCTGTGGAAGATCAATCTCATCACCAATGGTGACTACTTGATCTGGCTTAAACTTAGAGATAAAACTAGCAAGGTTACGGGTTGCAACCCTGTCATGGTATGGGACTTGTAAGTCCGAGACTACGACTATTTGCTTAATCGTCATCCTCATCTTCATAATCGCCATACTTCTCAGGCTCTATAGGATCTGGCAAGATCCAATGAGGGTAAGCCTGTGGCTCTGTGATCATAAACATCGCAATATCTTCCTTGAACCCTGCTCTTTTAAGCGAGCAGAAGTACTCATAAAGCCCAATGCAGTAAGCATCGAGCTTTGAGTAGCCTTGCTCTTCTAGTGCCTTGGTTGCTTTTCTTGCCATAGGATAATTGTTACCTATCTAACAAGACAATGATTGTCTCGACACGCGCCTCTAGGCGATTAAGTCGATCATTCATAGAGCTACCGCCGTTGGGCTTTAACTCTGCAAGGTAATGCTTAACGAGCCAGCGCACTGCCATAGCGAATGAGCCGACTACTGTTGTCACCGCTGCAACAATGGCTGCGATGTCTTGCGCTCCCATTACTTCTTAGGAGTGGCGTATCCGAATACACCTGAAAGGACAGCCCATAGGACTGCGCGATAGTCAAGATCAAAGTTGCTAGATGCCCAAGCTGCTAAGAAAGCACCACCGGCAAGGACAACAGGATTCTTCATATTCTTCATTATTCTCCGCCTAACATAGATACTTGATAAAACTGACCCAATAGGTCAGCTTCTTTCTTAAAGCTGACATGGCAGTGCTTAACATGTTTGTTTGCGCCCTTGTACTTGCGCCATTTCCAGTTAAGGATCTTGGAGCAGATGTGTCCATCAAAGATGATGTAAGCAATACGATTGTCTGCTTTTGACTTTGATAAGGCACGAAGCTGATCTGCAAGATCGCCCATGATGTCTGGCTTTGACCCTTTAAATAAGTCACGATCGATGTCGATGGCACGAACCCAGCCCTGCCCATCTGGATTATGATCAGACTTGCGAGAAGCGTGTCGGGTATCACCGATCCAACCATCCGATGTGCGGTCACGATCTGGGAATGAGTCGTCAATCTGTTCCCTAAGTTGGCTTGCAGCTTTAGAAAGCCGAGGCTTCATGCTCGACATTTGCACATTCCCATCGCTTCAAGTTATTTAATAATAATTCTTGATGCCCACATAGAGGCATTGGTGCAATAAAAGCATCATCTATTGGGTCATAGGTATGACCAACACCTGCATAGTTATAGCGGATCTTGCTGTTATAGGAAGTGCGTTTGCAAGTTTGACCTCTAAAGTTTTCGTACCAAGTCTCAGGATCTAAACCTTCAATTAGTTCAGTTTCATCTAAACCAACAATAACTTCAGTCACAACATTGGTTTCATCTAAGAACGCATAATGTGCCATTACCAATTCACCGATCCTGTTCCAGCAGTAAAGGTGTAAATAGTATTGCCACCACTTGAAGTTTTTGTATAACTCAAACCGCCACCAACACTTGCAAGATCTCTAAAAGTATCTGAGTATCTAATAATAACTACGCCTGAACCGCCATTTGCTCCGTTGCCACCTGTTCCACCTGAATCGCGTGAGCCACCGCCACCGCCGCCAGTGTTTGCAGTTCCAGCAGTTGCATTTGCGTTACCAATAGAACCTGCACCGCCTCCACCTGCTCCGCCTGCTCCAGCTGCGCTATCTCCACCGCCACCGCCTCCGCCTGCATAAGTTACAGATGAACCGCTATAAACATTTGCTGTACCAGCTCCGCCATTTGCACCTACTCCACTGACAACTTCACTTGCACCAATAGCTGTCGCACCGCCGCCGCCACCGCCTGTTTGTCCGCCGCCTACTCCGCCTGCATTTCCTTGACTTGGACTGGTTGAAGGAGTATTTCCTGCACCGCCAACATTGGCGCCTGTACTACCGCCACCCGATCCGCCTGCTATGCCTCGTGCGTCTGGAGTTACATTTGTTGATGCACCGCCGCCACCGCCTGCTGATGTAATGCTAGAAAATACTGAGTTGCTGCCATTTGCTCCATTTGATGATCGAGATGTAGAACCTGCGCCACCTGCTCCAACAGTTACAGTAATGCTTCCGCTAACTGATAATGATGTTGCAGTTCTAAAACCACCAGCACCACCGCCACCGCCTAAACGACCACCACCTGCTCCGCCTGCCACGACAAGGTAATCAACGCTACTTGGTGCAGCTTTTGACCCACCACCACTTGAAGCGATAATTCCAATAAGAGAATTAAGCATTACGCAACGCCACCCACGACAGTCCAGTTATTTGCAGCAAGTTTAATTGCAGCACAAGCCTTATAACGAGCCAATACTGGGGCAGCAGCAACCGCACCTGCACTTACTACTGTTGTAGTACCAGATGTCACAGCCTGAACAGTAGTAATTCCCGCTCCCTTTTGATAGATCACTAATGTTGTACCAATAGGAAAGTTATAAGTTGCATCGGTCGGGATGCTAAAGATGTTAGCTGCTGCATTGTCCATAGTGACAATAGCATTAAGTCCATCTGCCTTGACTGCTGTGTAAGTAAGACCAGTCTGTGCATTGACTGTAAGACCTGCGAAGGATGCATCAATAGCATCGCCTAGTGTCTCGATGGCTGTTGCACCATTTTTTACAAGATCACTCGATGTTGGAACTGTCCAGCCAAACTGAGGGGTAGTAGTTGCCATTAGGTTAAAGCTCCTGTCGCGTTAGTCCAAGTTAGTATAGCATTTACGCCAGCCCAATCTAAGGTGGCTGGTAATACTGTTTCCCACTGTGTCGTTGATAGTGAGAAGTCTGTTGCTGAGATGTAGAGGGTAATGTCCACAAAGGTAGGTGTGGCTCTTAGGGCTATGTTCTCCACAAAGCCATCGAATGAACCACCCAATAAGTTGCTTGGTAGATTAGTAATTAAGACAGGCTCACCAAAGAAGATCCCGATAAGGTCATCACGCATGAAGTCGCTCATGTCTGGATTGTCAAGTCTGAAGGTAATCGCTCCCAATGAGCTAAAAGGTGCTTTACGGAGATTAAGCTCTCTAGAGCCGATGTCAGTGATGTCAGTAAGATTCTTGATGTTAGACTCAAAAGACTTCTCAAAGAGCCCGTAAGAGGCTATAGAGTCGCTGTCAGAGGTACTGTAGGTGCTGGCATAACTTGTACCATACTTGTAGATAAGGCTGTTACGAATACGAGCGATCTGAGTCTGAGATTGAATACTGCTAGGTGTGGCGAATGAGCCATCTAGATTAACAAAGCCGTTGGCTGCAAGGTAGTCAGATCGATGATCTGCATCGTCATAATAGACCAAGCCTGTAGGGGACTCATAGATCTGCCCTAGTGCGCTAGTGGCAATCTGCTCGACAAGGTTGCTGCTCTTGGTTACAGCCGATGCCGCAAGTGCGCTCATGGTGTAGAAGCCTGTGTCCACTTCACCGATGTAAGTCTCTGCATCTGCCCATGTAACTGTTGCTGGATAGGTTGCCCATGTCGTTGTCGGGGTTACCTGATCCCATGGAAGGGAAAGAGCTGCACCTAAGATCTCTGCGATCTGTGCGCCATCTAAACCTTCTGCAAGTGCTGTGTTGTAGATAGCCTTGGTTAGTCTGGCAAGTGCGCCGATACCTAAGATTGTGCCTGTGGTGATGAAACCTGATTCCTCTGGAGATCTAACCCCGATGCTAAAGTCTGAAACTTCTCCAGCAAAGACTGGGATGTAAGTATCGTTTGAGTCTTTAAGCTCTAAAGTAATTGGCTCTGTGACATTGATGGTGAACTCTGCCCCAGTAGTGTTAATGATCTCTACTCGGCAGTAACCTGCTGTGCATTGGCGATCGATGTCCAAGCGACCAGTGGCATAGGAAACAGAGGTGACAGTCGTATAGACATCATCCCCTACTGTCACTCGCCACTCTGGAAGCCATGTCATGCGATATTCAACAATCCGCTCGTTAGTGTGCCACGAGAGTTAGCCTCGCGTAATAGATTTTCAATAGCCTCGGCAATAGCGTTAGGGTCTCCCACGCCTGTGTTCACTGTGATGTTGATGTCTCTGTCAAAGGCTCCAACGCCACCGCCTATGCTGCCGTTGCCAGCCGGTAGGAAGGCTGCTGCCTCGGCAGTCTGGAAGGACTGGAAGCCATAGGCTGCATTAGCTAGAGCATTAGTAGTCAAAGCTGCCATACCAGCGGCATTGTTGCCTTCTAGTAATGATGCAATTGCGTTAGCTCTTGCTGTTGCTGCATCTGCATATTCTAGGATTGCATCGATGTCAGAGCCAGCAGCGATATGTTCGATGACCTGCCCTGTGATTCCTTCTTCATCAATACCTCGACCAGCAGCGGCTAAAGCAGCAGCGGCAGCAGCAGCTTCTTCCGCTAATTTCTTTTTGAAAAAATCTGCTAGAGCTTCCTCTTGTGCTAGTTGTGCTGCGCTCTTTCCACCGCTTAAACCACCAGATGTACCACCAGCTTTACCACCAGATGTACCACCGGCTTTACCACCTGCTGTGAGGTCAGGTAATGCAGCCTTGCCCAATAGAGCAAGCATCTCTCTGATCTTAGCCAGAGCGTCATCTAGATTCTTTTGATTAACTAGATCCTTAGGTACGAGACCAGCAAGGATCGACTGGATGGAAGCCATCTGTAGGCTTTGACCAGTAAGAGTGTTGAGGATCTTTAGGTCTGCATTGAGTTTAGTTGTTGCAGACGCGATGGCTGCTTCATCCTTAGAAGCGATTGCATCTTCTAGGGCAAGGATTGACTTCTTTACATTTAGTCGAGCAGTGTCATTGGCGATCTGTAGAAGCTGCGAGCCAGTCGTTGCCTTGCCTAGTTGCTCTGCCTGATTAGTAAGAGCGGCTGCGTTCTGGATCTTGTCCATGTCAAAGACATCTGTACCCTTATTAAGAAGGATGTTAGCCTTATCAATTGTAGCCTGTAACTTCTTATCTTTGAGGATCTTTGCTTGGGCTGCTGCTTGCTCTTTAGTGAGCTTTGTGATCTGCGTCTGATTCTTTTTAGTGATGGCATCTGCTCTTTGAGTATCCTGTGAGGACACAGTCATTGAGATGTTCCCAAAGCCCTTTCCATCACCGAATAAGCCGCCAGATGGAGCGAAGAAGCTAGGATTCTTAAAAATGTCCTTAGTGATCTGGATGAACTTGCCAGTCTCACGAGTAAAGTTAGCAATCGAGTTAGCGGCTTTGTCGATTTTGGTTACTAGGTCATCAACAGATGATGAGTTAGTAATAGTTACGAAGGCATCGACTAGACCCTTGCCAATTGTTTCCTTGGCATTGTTGCCTGCGACAGTTAATCTAGCAAGTGAACCTGCATAAGTGTCTGCGGCGGTTGCTGCTTGTCCAGCGAATAGAACATTAAGGCGATCTTGGATTTCAGCAAAGGATGATGTCTCAAGCTCTGCCTTTGATAGACCAACACCTAATCGACCGAGTGCTTGAGTCTGCCCAAGGTAAGCCTTCTGTAAGCTCTGTGAAACCTGTGTAAGACTTTTGCCTGTACCTGCTGAAATGTCAAGAGCAAGGTTGAGTAATTCCTGAGACTTTGTAACATCACCTGTAGCGCGTAATAAGCGATCCATGGCAGGGCGTAGCTCATCGTCTAGCACACCTGTCTGCATCTCAAGGCGAGAAATAAATCCATTAACTGTTCCAGCGTTTGCGCCGTATGCCAGACCTAGATTCTTAAGAGTCTGTCCTAATGAGGCTGCCGCCTTCTCATCTTCTGCGAAAGCTTTAACAGATGCCTTTGCATAGGACATAATCTTCTGTGCGCTATAAACAGCCAGCAAGCCTTTAGCAAGTTGCTTTGTGCTTTTAGTAAGCCTATCGACAGAAGTCTCAGCTTGTTTGAAAGCTTTTTTACCTGTGAACTCCGAGGCTATGTCGATAACAATGTCAGCCATAATTAACCTCTCGCTCTTGCATTTAGTTTATTGGCTGCTGAGTTAATAGCCTTAAGCACTGCATCTTTAGCCTTGCCATTGTTTTCTTCATAAGCTTTAAATAGGGCGCGACCTTGCATCTTATTTTTGCCCTTCATTTCTGAGCGATATTTATTATTCTGATTTTGCACAAAGCGACTCTCCGGAGTTTTACGACCCATGGTCTCGTAGATTGCTCCAGCAGCACTTTTATTAAAGACGCGAGCAAGAGATCTAAATCCTCTGCGATTAGGCTTTGATGGTGTTGTCTTGTAGCCAATTCCAGATCTAGCAATTTTGGCATCATAAGTAGGAAAGCGTCCCTGAGAGTTTTCTCGTGGCAACCATCCGCTTAAGATTGCTGAGTTATCTGGCAAGTACCCACGAGCAGATTTAGTAATTGGCTTAAGAGCAGCAGCCACTTCTTTAGGTAATGTTTTTGCTAAATCTGGACTGAAAGCGCGTAGAGACTTTCTAAGAGCGATTGCGCCTTTTACCTCTGTTGGCATCGCTCACCTCTTTCGCTTCATCCTTGAGCCCCTGCACTAATGCATCGAGCATTGTCTTATCTAATTCCAGTAAGTGCTGTGGCGCGATCCCTAACCTAATGCTTAGCCTAGCAATTAGGTAGGTGAACGGAAGATCGCGCTTTAAGCTAAAGGGTCAGAGTCTAGAACCTCGACACTCTTGAGTGTCTCAATAAAGTCCATCCCGAAAGGCTTAACAGATTCACCTGATCTGCGTGTGACTTCCCATGCAAGCCAATAGACATCCGATTGCTTTTCTTCATCTCTGAAGGCTTTGTGGAAACCCTTTTTTGCATACTGCTCGAACGCATACTCCACTGCTGGAGTTATCTCGCCTTGCAGTTCACTTCCATCTTGTCGAACGATCTTTAGTTTTGCCATGGTTAGCCCCTTTGTTAGTTTTTACGCTGTGGTTACTGCGATTGTGCCGTTTACATTCCATGTCACTGATTGTGTGCTTAGGTCTGCAACTGAGCCATTGACATCTGTAGTGTTGTTCACTAGGCAGGTCATTGTGTATAGAGGATTTGATGCAGATACAACAGCAGATGTCTGCTTGACTGTTACTACTACAGATGTTCCCCATGCAGCTTGAAGTGTAGGTAACACCTCTGCTGTTGCTGTGTCATTTAGAAAATCAATTGTGATTGATGATGCTTCTAGACCCTTAACGAACTTGTGACCTGTGTCACCCATCGCTGTTACTTCTAGCTCATCGAATGATCGGTTGATTGTTACTGCTGTGACATGGTCAGACAAGTCCACTGTAGCGACTGTCAAAACCACGCCATTGTTTAGAAATACAGCCATTGGATTATTCCTCGTCTTTCTTGGTTATTGGCTTAGGTGCTGCTGGCTTAGCTTGACCGATCTTGATCAAGAAAGCTTCCTGCTCTTTTTCCCACTCGGTCATGCTTAACTCCAACTCGTGAGTATTGATACGGACATCTCGCAACTAAGCAAGTCTCC